GCTGTTGCGGCTGCTGCCGGTGCCGGTACTTATGACGCAATTGCGAACATTGTGCATATCTACGAGCCTGGTCGTCGTGCGCTCACAGCCTACACCGGAAACCTTCTACGCCTTAGACGTGCTAGCGATAATGGCGAGAGTAATTTTACGTATGATGCCAACGGGCATCTTGATACGACAGCAATTGCGGCGTGGGCTGGCGGTGCATCTTACGTGGTCACGATATATGACCAGAAGGGCGGGGACGATATCACGCAAGCGACGGAAGCAAACCAGCCACTATTTACAGCGAGCGCACAGAACTCACACGCTGGAATGACGTTTGACGGGACTAACGATAAGCTACAGGGTGCATTTACTATAGGTGGAGCGTTGAGCCAGCCGTTTAATGTCTATGGTGTGGCTCAATTGGATGTCACTGCGGTCAACGACGATAACACTCATATAATTTGGGACGGGGACGATCTTACAAAAGAAATGTCTGCCGGGACTCTTGATGCACCCAACCCGGACATATGGAATATCAGATCGGGTGCGAATTTAGCATCTGTCGCTGCTAGCGATGCTTTGTGGAAAGTCTGGGCCGCACTCTTCAATGGTGTTTCAAGTGTTTTTTGGCATAATAATGTCAGTATGGGCTCAGGTAACGCAGGAGCGGATAATGCTGATGGGTTGACTATGGGAGCGAGGTCAAATGCAACTCGATTGTGGAAAGGAAACATAACCAGTGTTATTGTCTGTGACCCTTCTCATTCCACAGCACAGCGAGAAGCAATGCAAACGGCGATAAACGCTTATTGGGCGGTGTACTGATGGCGCTGCTTTCACGGCAGGTGACAAGCGACAACGAGCGCGGGTATCGGTACACGCACGTTGGATGATATGACCAACGCCTGCACGTTTCTCGCTACGATAGCACCGTTACAGACGGCGATCACGATTTCCTCTGATGGGGGCTGGCGTGTGAAAGTGGATATACCAGGCAACCAGGAAGCGGACGCGTTGCCATTGTTGACTATGCGCGGTAAGGTGCTAAGGTTTACGGTAGAGGTAGATACGCAGGACAGTATGGAATATGGCTTATAAAAAGTATTCAGACGCGTTAGTTTCCGAAGCTCTTGTGTTGTTAGCCGTAAACAAATACGACTACGAAAAGACATCAGAGACATTAGGTGTATCTGATCGCACACTAAGACGGTGGGACAAGGACGCTATAAAAAAAGGTATACATGAATTATTAGGGCGCGCCATTGAACGAATGCTGATGCACATTCCTACAAATTGGAAGGGAAACGATTGGGCTATTGCATTAGGTATCTTGATGGACAAATGGTTACTATTGCAGGGTGAGCCAACTAGCAGAGCAGAGAGCGTATTCAAGACAATAGAGGGGATGACAAACAGTGAGCGCGATGCCGTTATTGTTGAAGCAGAGCGTATACTCGCCGGAGCAATTGGCGGCGGCTCTACTCCTAGCGAAGATTAAAGAGAAGCCAAGTTATGAGAGCTTCAAATACAAGTACCGTGATGACCCAGCGGCGTTTATGCTGGACTGCATCGAGTGGGGTGACAAGGAACCGGCGTCATATCAGCTTGAAGCAGCCAGCGACTTGGTGCAGTATGGGCGTGAAGCGATACGAGGGCCACACGGACTAGGCAAGACGGCGTTAGCAGCGTGGGTGGTACATTGGTTCGCATTAACTAGGGACGGCGTAGACGACTGGAAGATACCGACAACGGCATCAGCGTGGAGGCAGCTCACAAAGTACCTATGGCCAGAGATACACAAATGGGCACGCAAGCTAAAGTGGGACGTGATAGGGCGTGAACCTTACAATGAGCGCACAGAACTATTAAGCCGCAGTCTCAAGCTCAAGACAGGTGAGGCATTTGCATTAGCGAGTAACCAGAGTGACTTGATCGAAGGGGCGCACGCAGAGCAACTATTATATTTATTCGATGAGGCGAAGACAATACCGGATGAAACGTGGAACAGTGCGGAGGGCGCATTTAGTACGGGTGACTGTTATTGGTTAGCGATAAGCACGCCGGGTGAGCCACAAGGTAAGTTCTACAACATACACACAAGGAAACGAGGGAATGAGGATTGGAATGCCAGACACGTCACGCTTACAGACTCGATCAAGGCAGGGCGTATCAATGAGAGCTGGGCAGACCAGCGGCGACTTGATTGGGGTGAGGAGTCGGCAGTATTTCAGAACCGTGTGCTTGGTGAGTTTGCAGTTAGCGAAGAGGACAGCGTGATACCATTGGCGCATATTGAGATGGCTATAGAACGGTGGTTTGAGTGGGACGAAGCGGACAAACCAGGTGATTGCAACGTGTTCGGTGTAGACGTTGGGCGTGGTGGGGATAAGTCAGTTTATGCGCTACGATTTGATGACGCAATTGACACACTCAGACGCGACAACAGTAAGGATACAATGCAGGTGACTGGCAAGGTGATCGGCATATTTAGAGCTAACCCGTCTGCGAAAGCTGTGATTGATGTCATAGGGGTTGGTGCTGGCGTGGTAGACAGGGCACGAGAGTTAGGCTATCAGGTGGACGCATTTAGCGCAGGTGCATCCGCAAGCGGTAAGACTGACAAGAGTGGCGAGCTACAATTCGCAGATATACGTAGTGCGGCGTGGTGGAACTTGCGTGAGTTGTTAGCGCCGGACAGTGGGCGTGAGATAGCATTACCGCCAGATGACCTATTGATAGGCGATTTGACAGCACCGAAATGGCGTGTTGTCAGTGGTGGTAAAATAAAGGTCGAGTCCAAGGACAAGATTCGAGAAAGGATAGGAAGGTCGACAGACAGCGCGGATGCTGTCATTCAAGCGTTTTATGAGGATGCTAGTTGGTGGATAACCTACTAACACTAGGAAAGGATTGAGAGATGAAGACTATGGTGGTTGATGGCAAAGAATATACAATGGCTAGAAATGGCGCGGTCGGTATAGCTGAAGATGGCACGGAATTAGTCATAGGGGAATTTACACCTCTGGGCGGGGAATGGACTCTTGTTGGTGGCGCGGGTATTGTGATAAGTGTTAGAACTGATAATATCAGGAAAGGATTGATAACGTACTAGGTGGGGTGTAAATGAGATTAACATACTTTGACGGTAAAAAGGCGGTGGGCATAGGCGACCTGGACAGGTTCATGGAGTATCTTGTGAACCAGAACACTAAGACGCTCAACAAAGATGCGCTGTACCAGGCCGTGGCGTTTGTTTACCGTGGCGTGCAGTTACGAGCGCAGGTGTTGAGCGCGTTGCCGTTTGAGATTGTGAACGAAGCTGGCGACGTGATAGACCAGAGCAGCGATTACCAGAACGCCGTTGGGTGGATGCCTGACCCGGTGCGGATGCTGTCACTTATGGAGCAGTCATTGTGTGTGGCTGGCTATTCCTATTGGTTCCGTGAGCAGAACCGCGTTAAGCTGCTAGACCTCAAGTATTGGAACCCATACACTATTGACCCGAAGATAACACAGAACGGGCTGGAATACTTCGAGCGCAACATCAACGGACTGCCGCCTAAACGCTTCGAGATTGAGGACGTGTTCTACGTCTGGCCTCCTGACTACCGCGTAGAGATTGGGGAACCGCTTGGCTCCCCAGTTATCGCAGCGTTCAAAGCGGCGGGCGTATTGAATAGCACTGACGAGTTCGTGCGGCTGTTCTTTGAGCGCGGCGGTGTTGGTGGGATCCTCATAGCTGCAAAGAACATGACCAAAGAGGCTGACAGAAGTAAACTGGTCAAATGGTTCAAAGAGAAGTTCAGAGGCGGCAATTCAACTGCATTTGAAGCGGCAGTCGTCAATGCTGATTCAATGGAAATCAAGAAGATAGGCGAAGGCATAGACGCGCTGGACAACCCGGCACTGACACAGGAGCGCAGGGAAAGCGTGGCGGTAGCGTTGGGCATACCAATGTCAGTCTTCCTGAGCAGCACAATAGCTGGGATGGGAGGCGGTGGGGTAGCAACGCAAGATGATATTAACCTCTACCACAAAACTATTGAGCCAGAAGCGCGGCTTCTTTCTACGATAATGAACCAGCAGCTCTTCTCGATATCTAAGCACAAGATCAAATTTCTATTCAACACGCTTGACGCTTATCAGGTGGACGAAACGAAGCGGTCACTCAGTTGGGCAACCTATGTCCAAGGCAATATGAAGCCAGACTATGCAGCAGTGATGTTAGGGCTTGAGATGCCAACACAAAGGCAAGTTGATGATGCTATGGCAGGTAAAGACCCGTTTAACGAACCTGAACCTGTACCAGAGGCACTAGCTGACGGCGAAGAAGAGAGCACTATTGTTGATGAGGCACTAAACGCAGAACAGCAAAAGCAACGACAGGAACTTGAGAAGTCGGTACTATTAGACCAGGACTTGAGCAAGTGGCGAAAAAAGGCACATAAACGAGTATTAGAGGGCAAGCCAGAGAAGGCGCTTGAGTTTGACAGCGTGCATATTGACGATGACACGGCAGAGCAGATAGTAGCGGCGCTTAAACACGCTGTCACTGCTGGCGATGTGGACGCGGTATTCGATGGTGTCGGTGACGTTGACCTTGCGGCGTTGGTGGAATTGAAGCGGGCTAATGACCTGTTGGAGAGAACAATTAGTGAGCCTGTGTAATGCAGGAAAAGGATAGCGATGACCAAGGTAACGCCAGGAACTATTTCGGTTAGTAGAGTCTATGAATGGTACGCTCAGAAGATTAGCAAACATTCAGATGAGCTGACAAATGATGAAAGGACTATAGCTATGTTCAATTATACAGCGAGCGGGCAACATAAAAAGGATTGGTCATTAGTACGTAAAACTAAACAACGTCCTAAGATTGAACCATTGGGAAGAGGCTAAGTGCAACTGGCTAAAGCGGTGATACTGCAAGCGGCAAAGACAGCGCAAGCACGAGCGTTTGAGCTTATGCGCGTTAAGGGCGTGCGGCTTATCCCGCGTGGTGCTGAGGACATATTACCACCGATACCTGGTGGCGAGATAGTAGACGAAGATGACGCAGAGCGGGCAGCGCGTGAGTGGGATCGGCTTATGCTTGAGTTCGCCGGGCTACTGCTGCTGGCTAACGCCTGGACATACAATGCTCAAACGAACAAGTACCGCAACACCAACACTGGGCGTGTGCTGGGAGTGCGGCAACTGCTCATATTGCGTGACGCGTTCATAGAGTCAAGCAAAGGCAGCTTTGACAGGATAGCAGGTAAGTTAGTCGCCGGTGACAACACGCTCCAGCAGTGGACTATGAGCTTCAGAGAGGCATTGAAGAACGAATACCTGGACGAATACGCACTTGGTAAGGGTGGCTTTGTGAATATGACACAGGCGGACTTCGGTAGTGTGGGCGGTATGCTCAGGAACCAATACGGATACCTCGACAAGTTCGCGCAGGACATAGCAGACGGCAAGCTGTCAGAGGCACAAATACGCAATCGCTCAAGAATGTATGCAGACAGCGCAACGCAGGCATTTGAGCGCGGCAAGACCAGGGCGCAAGGCGTGCCGGAACTGCCCGCATATCCTGGCGACGGTAGCACCGCCTGTGGTTCTAATTGCAAGTGTGCGTGGTTGATAGTTGAGACTGAGACAACATTCGAATGCACGTGGAAGTTAGATGTTTCCGCCACACATTGCGAGGATTGTTTAGAGCGGTCGCAGAGTTGGGCGCCGTATGTGGTGCTAAAGCCGGTGACGGGATGACTGGGAAAGGAATGATATGGCATGCGAAACAATGACGGTTACAATCAAGATACCGTCTGTATGGATTGTTGTTACTGATAATAAGGTCATAATGGGTGTGTTTGCTTCTGAACTGTTAGCGCAGAATTATATAGATGGGTTGGACGATTCTACTTATATGCTAACCAAGTTCTCAATTGATGAATGGAGTGTTGATTACAAGTTATGACTGATAGAGAATATTACCTTCAAATCCGTATGGCGCTGCTCAATCAGATAGATGCCATTGAAAGACGGTATTTATGTGATATAATCAGAACGGCAGAGCTTAGACGTTTGTACAAGGATGGCAAGCTGCAACAAACACGAAAGGAGTTGTGATGGGAGAGCGAGGATCGTTCATAACTGAATTTATATATTGCCGACAATGTTTTGAGGCAGTTGAGGATGCACTAATAACAGATGACAAGCGTTTACAAGGATGTGTTGTTAGAGAAGGGCATATTATAGGTGGCTATGTGAAGCATTCTTGGCCAGGCGGAGGCTATGAACCACTGCAAATGGCATTTGACAATGCCAAGTCATTACCTTGTCACGATGTTAGAATAGCAATACACAATGATGATAACACTACATCAGTTTATATAGTCAACGCTGATGGATTTGATATTTATAGTATAGGGACAGTAAAAGTAGAATAATAACTTAACAAGCGAATAATAGCAGTCCGACAGGAACGCTGTAATTTTACGGAGTCAATGACCCGTATGACTACAGCGTTTTTTGTTGTATGGAGGCTGAATGGACGTACTAAAACGATTCTGGGCGCTTGTTGACGTGGGCGGCGCAGACGAGTGTTGGGAATGGGTTGCAGGAAAGAACAGGGGTGGGTATGGGCAGTTCGTTTTCGGCGGCAGGCAGCAAAGCGCCCACCGGCTGGCGTGGCAGTTTACCTATGGGCATATTCCAGAGGGCTTGTGTGTCTGCCACCGCTGTGACAATCCAGGTTGTGTGAATCCTTACCATCTTTTTCTTGGAACACCCGCTGACAATTCGCTTGACGCGGCTAGAAAGGGGCGGATGACCCGCGGCGAAGCTATTTCCCACTCAAAACTTACTGAGGATGAAGTTCTGGAGATTCGTCGGCTTCTGACCGCGAGTGAGAAGATTCAGCGTGACATAGCCAAGGACTTTCGCGTGAGTGATGCAACAATTTCCATGATCAAGACCGGCAAGATTTGGGGGTGGCTGAAATGAGAAACGCACTAAAAGCAGTATCAATGACCGATGACGAACTGAGGGTTGCGAACTATATTGTGCTTTTTGGTGGGCGCGATCTTACAGGTGCACCATTACAGAAGTTTGGTTATTATACAGGACGAAAGAACCAAGATGGGACAACTGGAGAGTGGTTCACTAAAGGCACAAAATTAGAAGGCAATCATACTGCTATGGGAAAACTTCCAATATCATGGGAGCACGGAGAAAAACACGACGGCGAAGATGAGGGCTTGCTAGGATATGTGGACTGGCCTACTAAGGCTATTGATGATGTTGGCATATGGGTTGAGCGTGTTCTATATAGAAGCAATAAATATGTTGACGCCATTAAAACGCTCATTGACGAGCATATTATTGGCAGTTCATCCGAGGCTAACCCGTTAACCGCAGATAAAAAGTCTACGGGTGAAATAACAACATGGGAACTCACTGGCGATACTTTGACAGTGCAACCATTAGAGCCGCGGATGTTAAGCGAGAATGTTATCCAGGCGTTTAAAGCGTTGGGATTATCAGAGTTAATGCAGGAGCCAGAGGCAAACACAGAGGGCGGCAACGCCGTGAATGCGGTGAAAGCATCGGACGTCGGACAAGAAACTATAACAGAAACAGACGGAGGTATTACAATGGGAGAGAACGAAACTCCTCAAGTCGATGTTGCCGCATTGGTTGCCAAAGGTATAGAGGACGGCATAGCCGCTTCTATGAAGGCATACCATGAGCAACAGGAAGCAGAACCGCCCATCAAGACCGCGAAAGTTAAAGCGGTGGGGCGGGTGATTAAGGATGAGTTGGATCATCAGGCTGAGAATCCTGACGTACCAGCTTATAAGTCCATTGGTAATTTCTTGATGGACGTGTACAAAGCAGAATCACCGGGCGGAATGACTGTGCAGCTCTTGAAGTCACAGAAAACTATCAGCGGTATATCCGCTCAAGTTCCGGCAGATGGTGGATTTGCAATCGGTACTGACCAGGTTAACGCGTTGATGCTCCCGATTTATGAGAGCAGATTGCTTTCACGAGTGAAGCGTTTCACAATTAGCGGAAATGCTAACAGCGTTGAAGTTCTTGGCGTTGATGAAACCTCACGGGCTACGGGTAGCCGTTATGGTGGGATTCGAGCCTACTATGTGGATGAGGGCGATGCAATCACTGGTTCCCAGGTGAAAGTCAAGCTAATACGAATGAACCTGCACCGCGTTGCTGTGTTGGCATATGCCACTGGTGACGTGCTGGCAGACGCCGCATTGATGGGGACGCTAACCGTTGACGCCGCACGCCAGGAATTGCAGTTCTTTATGGAGAACGGCATTATGGGCGGAACTGGTGCTGGACAGCCTCAAGGGCTTCTAACTTGTGCTGGACAGAACCTAATCGCTAAAGAAACTGGGCAGGCTGCTGATACCGTTATTACTGAGAACATCGTTAATATGTGGGCACGCAGGGATACACGCGGTTCATACGTCTGGCTCACAAACCAGAACGTACTACCGCAATTCCCGTTGATGACCGTTGACGTTGGAACTGGCGGAGTGCCAGTCTATATGCCACCTGGCGGGCTTTCACAATTGCCATACGCCACACTCTACGGGCAGGAAGTTATCGAAATGGAACAGAGTCCGGCACTTGGTGACGCTGGCGATCTGATGTTGGTTGACCTCGGTCAATACTACTGGGCAGAGAAGGGCGGAATAGCGCAGGCAGCGTCAATGCACGTAAGATTTATTTACGACGAAATGGCGTTCCGCTTTATGACACGCTATGATGGGCAACCATCCTGGTCATCTCCCCTCACCCCGTTCACCGCTGGCAGCACCACACCAGGAACCATCAGCCCATTCAATGTTTTAGCTGAGCGGGCATAGGAGGTATTGAAATGGATTTAATGGATAGATTACACATCATCGGTGGACTGGCTCCTGATGCTGACGTGTTCAGCGGAACAGTGTATACCGACATCTTTGAGGTTGCAGGGCAAGGCGCAGGCTTTATCGTGTGGTACGGCGCTAATGCTTCAGTAGGCGCATCGACTATGACCGTTGAGGCTTGCGACGACGCGACACCGAGCAACAGCACCGCCGTTGCGTTTATGTATCGAGTTTCTACCACATTTGACGTGTGGGGCGACTGGACACAGGTGACAGCCGCAGGGCTAACCGTAGGAGGTAGCGCAGATAGTATGTGGCAGGCATATGTTGGCATTTATAGTCAACCCGCGCGATATGGAAACTCCATACAGTGTGATTGACTAATCATAACTAACCCGGGAATGGGGGAGCACTAACGCAATACGCTCCCCCTCACACCGGCTAATAGGAGAAATAGAAAATGGGTAGGACAGCTTTATTCTCACGTCGCCAGAAAGGTGGCGTGTATACGGTTGATGACCTGGCTGAACATCCAGGAGAAATATACTTTGCTGACAGCGGACATAGTGCCGCAAGTGATAGTGCTGGATTCGGTAATAACCCAGATGCGCCGTTTGCTACTGCTGATTACGCAGTCGGCAGGATGACAGCATCACAGGGCGATACACTCTATCTTATGCCTGGACACGCTGAAACGCTGGCAAGTGCCGGTGCATTAACAGTTGACGTTGCCGGTATAAGCATCATCGGACTGGGACATGGCGACGTGCGTCCAACCTTCACTTTCGCAACAGCCGCAGCCGCTTCAGTAGTCGTGTCTGCTTGCGATTGCACGATTGAAAACATTCGCTTCGTCTGCAACATCACCAATCAGAACCATATGATTGACTTGTCTGGCGATGACTTCACCGTCAAAAATTGTTCTTTTGTTGACGGTACGGCTTCCGGGCTGGCTGCAATCACCGCAGATACCGATGACGGTGACTCCAACTATACGGAAATTCTCGACTGCTTGTTTTACTCACCGGGCGGAAACGGTGACGCTGCAATCCAGATTGGCAAAGATCACACAAACTGGCTCATTCAAAATAACGACATCTATGGGGATTATGACGAAGCAGGTATTGATGTTTTGGCAGGCGGCGACGCATCCGCTTTGCTCCGCATCTATGACAACCGCATAACGCAGGTGCAAGCCGGTGACCACGCAATCCAGATCAGCGGAACGGCGGTCACTGGATGGGCGGTAGGAAACAAACTGCAAACCAACGCGCAGGCTTCAGCATTCGACGCTTCCGCTCTGAGCTGCCACGATAACACATGGCTTGACTCAGACGGGACGAATGACGAAGAGGCAATCCCGGCGAATACGCAGCACGCAGGCGGAACGGCAGTGGTAGCACTAGCCGCTGATGCACTGGGCGCTGCAAACATCGCAGATGACGCGTTTTCCTATGAGCATTTCGCTACTGATGCGCCCGTGGTAATGTGCGTCGTGAGCCCGCTGATGGCCCTGGACGGTAACAACATCGAGGACGTCTTCACGGTCACTGGACCGGTTGAGCTATACGGACTCGTTATGCAACTCACTGAGGCGGTGAGCGCACACGCTTGTGCGGTACACTGGGAACTTGACCCAACTATCGGTGCTTCTTCAACTCCGATCTGTGGAACAGTTGACATCAATGGTTTCGCTATTGGCGATTGTGTTTATGTCACGGGTGCGGGCGCGTCTGCACAGGTTAAAGCTGATGTAGCAACAGCTCCACCGCTTGCTTGTGCTGTACCGGCTGTGTTGTTCGCTGGCGGAATTGACTTCGTAGCCGCAAACGACACTCCAACTTCTGGTATCGCAAATGTATACCTCATGTATCGCGCGCTCGTTGACGGCGCGACAGTAACAGCGGCTTAGGGGGTGTGAAGTGACTATGGAATCAGTACAAATTCACAACCAAACAGTATATCGAGACACGGTTAAAACATGGCGCTGGTATGATGCGATTGGTCCAAGTGTAACCAAATGGAATGAGGACTGCGTTGTATGGTCTGAAGCACCATACACCGTGACCGATGCAACAAACGGCACCGCCGCACTGGTTGAAGGGGCGTTGGGCGGTAACTTGCAAATGGATCCTGACGCCACGACTGAGAACCACGGTATCCAAATTCAGCTTTTGGGTGAGGCTTACTACCTCAATGGCGACTATCCCTGCTATTTTGGGATACGCTTCAAGTTTGAGGACGCCGACCAGATGGACGTACTCGCTGGACTGGCAATCACTGACACATCACTACTTGCTGGCGTAACGGACGCAATCTACTTTACAACGGTAGATGAAAGCGACGAGTTGACTTTCGTAGTAGAAAATACCAACAGCACCACCACACTGGCAGCGGCAACGCTGACCGATGACACGTGGATCACTGCTGAGTTCTACTATGATGGAATAACTCAAGTGGACGTATACATTAACGGGGTAACTATTGGATCAGTCGCGTTGACTGACGCCAATATCCCGGATGATGAATACCTCACACCGAGTGTTGCAATGTTGACTGGCGAAGGCGTAGCCAATGCCTTAACCATCGACTGGATGCGGGCGTTTCAGATTCACGTGTAAATAAATATAGCACTAGGTGGGTAGCCTGCGAAATAGCGGGTAAACAGAACCTACCCACCTAAATAAGGATGGTATATGACAATTACTAACGGATATGCAACGCTGATTGAAGTCAAGCAGGCGATGGACATTGCCAACACCTACACCGCAATAACCATCAGCTTCGATACTACGGCGGATACGATAGCGGACGCCGCGTATGGCTTGCGGCGTTTCCAGACTGGCGACATTATAAGCATAAGCGGCTCAACATCCAACAATGGATACTTTAACATAGCCAGCGGTGGCAACACTCCTGGCAGCTTTACCGTCACCGAGAACTTGACAACTGAGATAGCCGGGGACACTGTGGTTATCACGGTGATACAAGACCAGAAGGACGATGCGGCCATAGAGCGTGCTATCAATGCGGCATCCAGGTACATAGACGACCAGACGGGCACGCGCTTCTACACCACAGCAGAAGACGAAACACGCTACTACTCTGTAGATAACCGGGCGCGGTTCTTTTGCCCCGATGACATCATCAGCATAACCACGCTGAAGACAGACGACGACGGCGATAGGACGTATGAGAATACCTGGACGGTGGATACCGACTTCGACCTCGTGCCGTTCAATGCAACGATGCACAGCGATCCATACACAAGCATAGAGGTGACGCCAAACGGGGGTTACTCGTTCCCGCAGACACGCAAGGGTCTTGAGCTAGATGGTAAGTTCGGCTTTAGTTCCACAACGCCTACTGAGGTTAACGCGGCTTGCATAATGCTGGCACAACGTTACCTGAAACGCAAAGATGCGCCGTTGGGTGTGATGGGCACGCAAGCAATGGGCTTCATACGGCTTGATGACGCGCTTGATCCTGACGTTAGTGCGCTGTTAAGTCGCTGGCTCACGAGACGGGCGTATGGCTGACATAGGCATAACTGTCAAGGGCTTTGATGCGCTTGCTGGTAAACTGGCTTTCACCGCCAAAGAATTGAACTTGCGAATGAAAGAAGTTATCGGTCTTAACGCCATATCAGCACGAGCCAACTACAAAAAGACAACGCACACGTGGAACAACCAACCGCAGTTTGACATTGACGTGCAGAAGTCGGCATATAGCTATGCAACTGAGATTGGCACGAATGACAAGATATACAAGTTCATAGAGCTTGGAACGAGGGTAAGGCGCGCATTGATGACGCCAGACTTCCGCGCCAAAACTAAGCCTGGGTGGTTGGGTAGTCGCAAGGGAAAAGGCGGCGTTGCGTTCATATCAAAGAAACTGGCACTGCCGGGTATCGTGGCGCGTAACTTTCGCGTTCCAATACTGAGGCGGGCAAAGACACAGCTCCGCAAGGATTCTACTGTTGCAGTCAAGTCAGTGTTAGCGAGGTTTGGAAACTAATGGCAACTCTAAAGACAGCAATCATCAACCTACAGGACACGCTTCGCACAATAACTGGAATGAGGGATGCACCCTATGAGCCGCCTGACAATATCCAGTTCTACCCGTTCTGTGTGTCTTATCCGTCAAGCGCGACTGCAACGATAGGCGCACCGGCTGGGCAATATCGCATCGTGTATGAAATCGTGATAGAAATACACGTTGCACGCAAGGATATGCCGAGAGACTACACGCAGACGGCGCAGCACCTCGAAGCCGTGATGAGCAAACTTCTCGCTGACCCATCTCTGGGCGGTGAGGGCACAATAGTAACCGAGTTTGGCGATACGATAACAGCCGCGTGGGGTGTGATGC